TGGGGGACACGTCGACGAACTTCGCGATCGTGCGCTTCGTCTTCTTCGACACGGAATACCCCCGGTTGGTTCGCCACGCGGTCTCATCTATGCGTCGAGCGTCCGACAAGCGGAGGCGTCGCTGGTGTGATTGCGGTGCGGTTGGCTGGCTGACGGATGTTAGTCAGACGAAACGATCGGGTTGGTCAGTCGACGGGCTCAACTGAGCACCTGCAAGCAGCATGTCCGGGACACGAAATCCCCAACTCCTGGATCGCCCTCCCGTCGTCGGCCTTCCCAGGCGTCAACGCGTTGAACTGCGCCGTCACGTCGTGCTTCACCTTCGCCGAGTCAGTCGTGTAGAACCACGTCTCCTTCTCGCCGTCGGCGTTCTCACGTACCCCCGTCCCCACCCACGGGTTCAGGTCGATGTACTCCTCCGGACTGGGGTCCGCGTCAACGATCGCCCGGTGCTGGTCGACCGCAGTGGCCACCGAGAACACCGTGCCGTCTAAGTCCGCGCAAACAGGACATTGGCGCTCATCTCCAGCACTTAGCCAGGTCGACTTAGCGACCCCCTGCTCCACCATCGATTCGTACGCGCTCCACGTCCGCGAGCGGTTCAGGTTCGCAGCCGCCAGCACCTCCCAATACCCGTACCCCGCCACCTGGTTCTGCAACGCCGCTTCCATCACGCTCGCCAACTCGACGCGCCCCCAGCCCTCCTTGAGCGCATGTGCCGAGATCGTCTTGACCCGCGCCGTCACGTCGTCGGCAAAGTGCTTCTTCACCCAGACCGCGGGGTCCTTCTTCATCCACGCGATCGCCTTCTTGTCGACCAGCGAGAAGTCGACGCCGATGGTACCCTTGATGGTCCTGACGTTCTCGTACACCCGCGCCGCGTGCTCGCCCACCGTGGGAGCCAAGCCCGTCGAGAACATCTCCGACGCCTTCAGCAGCATGGCCTCGGTGTCGTTAGCGATCCCCTTGATCTCGCGCGGCGTCAACTCACCGTCGAGCGCCTTCAGTTCGCTCAGTTCCTTCATGATCTCGTCGATGAGGTCGCTCCCCATCTTCGTGACCTGCGGCTCCAGTTCCTCAGCGAGCAGCGCCTCGCGCTCCAGTAGCCATTCCAGTGTGTACGGGTCCGCCTCGCGCATCTGCCCCGTGAGCAGCCTCAGCCCCGTCGTGAGCCGGCGGACACGCGTGGCCTCACCCAGCGACAGCGTGTGCATGTCGCCACAGCCGCAGCCCCACCACGCCCCATGCTCGCCGCAGCCGCAGACGTGCTCAGCCACGGACCGCCTCCCGCTCCGTCGAGGTCATACGCTCCCACTTCCGACCCGCTTCGGTCAGACCCGCGATCACCAACTCCGCCACCTCGTTGGCCGCCGTGGCCTTCGCCGTACCCGAGAACAGCGCCTGCGTCTGCTCCAACTTCTTCAACGTCAGCGCGAACGCCTGCTCCCCCTCGGGGCCCTCGACCTGCGGGATGTCGTAGCCCAGTTGATCGCCGATCACCTGGCCCCACACGTTCGGGTTCCCAGCGCCAGCCGCGACACCCGCGTTGACCAGCGCCGCGATCTCCGCCATCTGCCCGCTCTTCACGCCCTTCGACTCATACAGCCACGACGACACGCCGATCTGCGGGAACACCCGTAGGTTCATGAACGAGTCGAACCGCCCCCTCTCCGGCGCGCAGACCTGGTCCTCGAACATCGTCATGCTCACGTAGGCAGTGGCGTAGGAATAATCATCGGAGTGCCCCATCAGCAGGGGCGGGACCCGCCAGACGCCCCGGATGATCTTGTGCTGCGCCGCGATATACTTCAGGAACAACGCGTCCTCGCGAATCAGCTCCGCCAGCGGCTTGATCTCGATCTTCACCTGCCCCGCCGGGCTCCCGGGCTCCATCGCGTCCATGCCCGGCTTGTCGAACGGCTTGGCCTCCAGCACCAGCACCGCGCCGATCTTGCCCCGCACCTCGTCGAAGCGCTCCATCACTGCCTGGTTCGCCTCGCCCGTCAGCACGCCGCCCGAGACCAGAACCACCATCGCCGGGATGCCGTTGTTAAACAAATACTCGTAATTCCCCCGCTCGCTCTCGACCAGGCCCCCGATGGCGTAGTGCGCCGCCGCGAACTTCGGAATGCCGTACGCCGAGCGGCCGTTGAAGAACCCCGTCATCCAGATCTCGGTCGCCCGCTCTGCCGCAGACGTGCCCTCGTCGTACTTCCCCGTCAGCGCGTTCAGCGTCCGGGGGTCGTCCATCTCCTTGAAGTACCGCAACTCGCTGGCCCCAGGCTTGATCTGCGCGAACTTGCGGAACGTCCGCAGCACCTTGCGCTCGGTCCACTCCCCGTCGACCAGCACCCACCGGGTAGCGTCGATTGGCTTCGCCGCGTCTTCGTCCGGCACGCAGATCCGCGTACGGTACGAGGGCGCGTGCAGGAAGTAGTACGGACGCCTCTTGGAACCAGCGTCGGCCTGGCCGTCGTCACCCGCCGCACGCTTCCGCGCACGGGCCATGCTCGCCGTCTCCCGGAGCACCTCGATGTACCCCGACCCCGTCAGCGTCAGGTCGTCGCGCACGAAGCCTCGCAGGCTCTCCACGCCGTCTTCCGTGCACGACTCCAATAGGTCCGTCGCTACGTCCCACTCAGCCACAACCAGGGGGTCTTCCTCGTCGATTTCCTCGTGCCGCTTCCGCAGCCCTGCGCCCTGCTGCTCGATGTTGATCCGCAGCGCGTCGACGATCGGCGGCATGATGTCCACCGTCTCGTTCAGCGCCGAGAAGTGGTCCGGGCTCCACGGCGGCTCGAGGATCTTGCCCTTCGAGTACGACTGCTTGAACGGGTCGGTCTGCTGGCTCCGGTCGCTATCCCCTCCGCGCTTCTTCGTGCCGTAGGACCGCGCGCTCAGCACCAGTCGCTGCTTCTCGTCCATGGTCGTCTCCTCATGCGTCGGCTCGCGACGGGCGCACGCCCACTGACGGCCGCTGCGTTTTCATCTCCCCACGGTCCACACCAGCACCAGAAGCGCCAGAAGCCCCGCGAGACCCCCGCGCGAACAGGAACCGCTCGTACCGCGCCACCAGGCACTCCGCGATCCAACTCGCCAGCACGATGTCGTCGTGACTCTCCACCCCGTAGCCCACGAACTCGTTCTCCACAAGCTGGGCAACCTGCCGGCTGTAGAGGTCCCCCGTGGGAATCCGCCACTTGCCATTCTCCAAAAGTCCGACCAACTTGAACACGCCGTCGTCGGGGTCCGCCTTGTTCTTCCCCGTGGTGTGCCCCACCAGGGGAAGCGCCGTAGTGGCCCGCAGCTTCAGTTCGTGCAGCCGCCCGAAGGCGTTCCGCTCGACAGCTACGAACCGAACCTGCCCGCCCCCGCCAAAGCGCGCGCACTCCAGCTTGATGGCCCCCGTCACCTGAGAAGGCAGCACCCCACGGTCCCGGTAGAACCCCAGCAACCAGCGCTCCTCCGTCGAGGGGTCGTAGCCGATCGTGAGCCCAACCATGAAGTCGCTGTCGTCGCGCTCCGCCTTCTCCTTCGAGTCCACCAACGACAGGTCCCACGCCTGTAGGATGTGCAGGTGCGCCAGCGCCGGGTGAGGCCGGTACTCCGCACCCGGGGGGCTCAGCGTGTACTTCGGCTCGTAGCAGCCCGGAAGCACGATCCCCGGCAGGCTCTCGACCGTGCCCCCGGTGAAGTAGGCGCGCTTGAAGACCGTCTTGGCGTCGTCCATCATGCGGTTCTGCGACTCCCGCATGAACGTCAGGCTCGATTCCTTGTACTCCAGGAGCAGGTTTTCGAGGGACCACCGCTCAGGCCACAGGGGCTCCGTGCGCTCCCCGACGACCTGCACCCCGTAGGTCACGACGCGCCCGCCCTCGCCCTTGCGCGTGAGGTACTTCCACTCCCCCCGACTCAGCCACGACTCGTCAGGGATGGCACGATCGGTCACGACCTCGAAGCGCCCGTCGCCTGCGATGATGCGCCCGTAGAGGTCGTCCGCGTGCTTCCTGGTCCCGATCACGATGACCTTGGTCCACGGCTCGACGAGCTTCAGCACCGTACCCTGAAACCACTGCCACACCGAATCGCGGTTGGACTGGCTCCGCGCGTCGTTCAGCTCGATGGGGTCGTCGAGGATGATGAGGTCGAAGTGCCCGCCCGTGATGGCCCCGCCCACGCCTACTGACTCCATCGTGGCGTCGCGAGAGGACTTGCGCCCGGTCACGTAGAACTGCGTCGAACTCCACCGCTCCGTGCTCGCGGCCTTCGGTCTGCCGGGCCTGCGGACCCGGTCGTCGGGCACAACCCGCGGCGCAAACCCGCCGAAGTCTTCGAGGATCTTGCTGTTGCCTTCGAGGTCCCTGCGGACCTGGTCAACGCGCTTCCTCGACTCGTCCTTCGTCTTCGAGATCACCAGCACGCGCACGCTTCGATCGGAGCAGATCCGCGACTCCGCGAACACCCGGACCAACGCCTCCGTCTTGCCGTGGTCACGAGGGGCCAGGAGCAAGAGCCGCTTGTGCCGCATGAAGAGGCTGTACCAGCGGGCCTGGTGCATCGCGCAGTCCAAGCCCAGGTAGTACGTCGCGAAGAACGCAGGCGAGACCTCGACCATCTTGCAGCGCCCGGCTGCCTCGCCCGCCAGGTCCAGGGGCGTCACTTCCTCACGCGCGTGCCGGCTGGCGAGCGTCATCAGGCCCCCGAAGCTGAAAAACACCCGATCGCGCACTGCCGCTCTACAGGCGGCCCGAGTCTGGTTTGCTCACCGCGTGGAGACCGCCGATCCGTCATCCGTCCACTTCGACTTCAGAGCCCTCGGGGAGCATCAGCCGGACCTTGCGCTTGGCCGTCATCGCCATCGCGAGCTGCAGCCCAGCGTTCGCCAGGTCCTCAGCCGTCAGCAGCCGCAGCACCGTAGGCTCCGTGCGCTGCTCCTGAATCTCGATGCGCTGCGTGGGCTGGCCCATGAGGATGCGCTGCCGGTCGGTCGCCTCGCAGTATACGCTGTAGAGCGCCTTGATGTCCTGAGGGGTCAGATCCTTGCGAAACTTCAACGGCACGATCAACTGGCCGTTCCCATCCGTCTGGTACATCGCGACCATGATCGCCGACTCGGCGGCCTTGTGCCCGCGAAGGTGCCGGTTCTCCATCTGCGCCAACTCGGCACCGAACGAAGCCACGGCCCGCTTCTTGGCTTCCTCTTCGATCGCCACCTGTGCCCGGTCGCGTTCCTTCACCCAGTCGCCCGTAACGGTCGTATTGCCCGCCTTCGCCACCTGACCCAGCCGGCTGATCTGGATGTTGTGCCGCTCCGAGATCTGCCGCAGGTTCGGATACACCCGCTCCCCGGAGTCGTTGACGTAGCCGTAGACGTACTCACGCTTGGCCAGAGCCCAGGGCTTGTCGCTCTTCCGGTGGAACATCTTGGCGCGTTTCTTCTTGGGGGCCGGCTCGTCTGCTGGCATGGAACCGTGACCGTTGCCCTTCGAATCCCCGCCGTTTGTCGTCACGCTGACCCCTCCGCAGACAACAAAAAACCGCTGATCGCTCGGCACAAGTACCCAAACTGTATAGGCGACTGGCAGTGAGGCGTCAAGCCCAGCGATCACGCAGGAGGTAGCGCAGCGTCTATCATTGCCAGCGAAGCATCGCCAGCCCGTGCCACGTCCTCAAAAACGAGCCTCTGAATCTTGGAGCCTGCCCACGCCGCATTTTCGGGGAGCTTGGCGTCCTCAATCCGACACCGCGATACGTAAATGGCGGCCAGTTGGGTAGCGAGCGTTCGACGGATCTTGATGGGTAGGTCGGTGGCGTCCGTTGGGCACCGGAAGCTTTCGAGCACGGCCGCCTCGGTGGGAGGTATACCCTCTCGCCCAACCCACGCCGTCACGCGGTCGACGACCCTGCACACCATCTCCGACGTGACGTAGGAGTGCAGCCCGAACCGCTTGCCGAGTTGCACCCATGACGTGTGCCCCCCCGCGACCATCTCCAACAACACGAGCGCCTGGTGCGAGGTCATCGTGTTAGCAACTCTTGCCAACGACACCAGCCCGTCTTCAAGCGTGGTCCTCCCGACAGCGCAGGCGCAGGACTCCCGCCGGAGCGTGGTGAAGATGTCACCCAAGCGGGTCTTGGCTCGCTTGAAGTGGTTCCCGGTGGTCGTCCGAAGCACGCCCCTGCCTCGGGAGAGGTCGGCTTGCCTGCGATCGTCCAAGAGCGCGTCGACCACCTCGCGCTGCTTCTCCGAGAGCACGCCTGCGAGGTGGGGCAGGACGGCGAGGTACGGTGCGATGGACGCTGCGTTGTTCTGCCGATCGCGGAAGTCCTCGGAGGACTCGTGCCACGCCCCTGACGCCTCGGTACGCCAGGAGCCGTCTTCCTCGCTCACCTCGTCGAAGATCGGGGTCTGCTTGTCGTCGATGGCCAGGGCTGCGTCGAGACCGTAGGTGCAGGTCCCTGGCTGGCGATCGCAGGGTAGCGGGATCTCTGGCTGAGGGACGGTGCCGCGGGGCGTGCCAGGTGCTGCGTGCTCGCAGGCGCAGCAGCCTCGGCGGTGGACGCGTTCTGCGGGAGTCACCGGCACGTCTCACCTCTCGCCAATCAAGCGGGGTGCGCGTGGGATCGAGCCACGGGCACGTCGGGGGTACGCGCCGACCGTCCGCACCCCGTGGGGCTACTCGCCCAGCTTCACCGTGGCGTACCCACCGGGCACGTCGAGGATGGAGCACGCCACCTCGGGCGAGACGGCGTTGACCGCGCGCATGGCGACCCAGGCGGACGCCAGCCCGAACAACGCGATCTCTGCGCCGTCACCCGTCAACACCTTGAACGGCTTGCAGCCCGGGAGCGTCACCGTCAACTCCTCGTCGTGCCACGTGCCCGTCGCGCCGTTGGAGCACGTGAACTTGCCGTCGCTGTAGCCGATCGAACCACAGCGTCAGCGCCTTCGTTCGTCGACGCGCTGATCCTCCGCTTCGTCTGCCAGTTCACGCAGAACCGCCTCGCACAGCATATCGACGGCCATCTGCTGCTCCTCGACGGGCATGCTCTCGACGAACTCCGCGTCCGCCACGCGCTCGTCGCGGCCTTCCACCACATGCGGTTCTCCGAACGTCACCTCGAAGAACACGCCGCACAGCGGGCACTTCGTCTCGGTTGTTCGCTTCATCGATCAGCCCTCCTCCACTGTGTGCTTCGAGATCCATGCATCGACGTCAGCCTCGTAGAAAAGCCACGTCGTGTTGCCACCTTCGTTCGCGGGGGGCAGCCGAACGTGCCTCGGGCCCTTCCCCGCCTTGCAGAGATTGATCACGGTGTTCGTCGCCACGCCGAGTCGCTTTCCAATCTCGCGAGCATGGATACGATGACCTCGATTCTCCGCCACGTCGCCCATCGTCACCTCCAACCAAGCGCCAGGCATCACGCCGGTCGCGTGTCTCTAGTCGGTCCTGCCTTCGATGATGGCCGCCACCCCGTCACGCGTCTCCTGGTCGACGGCCTGCCCGCTCAGGCGCTCGGTCAGGTAGCGCAGAGCCGCCTCGACCCTGGTGCGGGGCACGGGCTGGTCGGTGCACGGCTCCTGGTCGACACCGAAGCGCGTCCAGCCCGCTGCGTCCAGGTGCGCGCAGGCCTCGGCGGGCGTCATGCGCTGCAACTCGCCGCGCAGCTCGTACCATTGGTCCGGCGTCCAGTCGAGCGGCCCGCCGTTGAAACCGACCTTCGAGCCGTCATCGAGCCGGATCGCGAACGTCGCGTTGCATGTCAGGTTCATCGTCACGCGCCTCGCCATGGTCACCTCCTACGCCACGCACCAGTCGTCGGCCAGCAAGTCGGCTTGGCTGCACAGCCAACCCGGTTGCCACTGCTTCGTCGCCGTCCACATCGCGATGTACGGCTGCGAGTCGAGCGGTGTGTCGGCCCCGATGTGCTTGGCCGTGCGGTCGTTCACGCGGGGGCCTGGCTCCTGCGTGTTGAACGACGGCAGCTTCAGCGACGGCATGAGCACGATCCACATGCCCTTGCCGTTCCAGCCCAGGCGGGCCACCTTGGCGCCAGTCTTGAGCCGGCGCAGCGCTTCCGAGAAGTCGAAGGTCTCTGGCATCGCATCCTCCACCATCAGCCCCGGGCGGTATGCCCGGTGGCGTTCGTCCTACGCTTCCGCATCTCGCGGTTCACCCGCGCTCTCCACCTGTCCCACACCACAACCGCCAGGATCGGCGCAACCGCCACGCCAGCGATCACCCCAGCCACGACCAGCCCCACTGCCTCGCTTGCCACGTACCAAGCAGCCTCGACGACTGCGGTAGCCACCTCGCCAGCCATGGAGCGATCGCCGTAGTGCGCCATGGTCAACCGATCTCCTGGCCACCGAGAGACGACGTTGCGGTGCTGCCGTAGCCCTTGCCCACGTTGTCGCGCTTCCACGTCTTCAGCGAGCCGGGCCCCGTCCCATTCTCGAACCACAGCGCGTCGGATTCCAGCACCTCGCCGTCCGCGTTCGCACGCACCCAGCCCTCCGCGACGATCGCCCGCAACTGCCGCATCGTGAGCCCCCAGCGCATGACGAGCGCCAGCGCGGTCACCGTGGGGCCCTCGGGGAAGGGCTCTACGGGATCGCAGTCGTTGGTGGCCTTCTGGCGGTGCACGGGGGAGCGCTTTGCCTTTCGCTCTGCCAGCAGCATGTCGATGTCGTTGGCCACCGGATCGGACGTTTCAGCAACCACGCTCTGCTGGCCGTTGTGGTCTGGTTCGTCCACCGGCGGGAGACTCGCAGTGACGACGGGTCCAGGGATCGCAGGTACGAGCGTCGGCGCAGGTGCCGATTCGACCACGGGAACGCGCCCCGCCAGCCGCTCGTTCCTCTCCACCTTCGCCCGCTCCATCGCCGTCTTCAGCAGCCCGCGCCACGCGTCACCCTCGCGCACCGCGTCCACCGAGGCCTTGTCGATGCGCCAATAGCCGCCCGTCTTCGTGGCGATCTTCGTCCCCGTGATCACCCCGTTCTGGAGCATCAGCGTGACGTACGCTCGCGAGCAGCCCAGCAACTCAGCCACGTCGATGGCGCTCATGGTGCCAGCGGTCTGCGTGGGCTCGGTGGCCGGCGCATGCGGATCGACGACAGCGCCCCTCCGCTTCGACGCTTCCACCTCGCGCAATGCCACCGACAGCCGTTCGTTCCACGTGAACCGCACAGCCTCCACCGACTCGCGCGAGAACATCGTGCAGCCCATCCGCCCGTTGCGGTCGCTGCGCTTGATGATCCCGTGCTTGCGAAGCTGCGCGATGTACTCACCAGCGCAGCCCAGGCGACGGCACACCTCGTCAGCGGTCATGCCCTTGGGATCGGGCTCACGTGGCGGCTCAGGAGGCATCGGCGGACCGTTGTGCGAGAAGACCATCGGCGGCTCAGCAGGCGGCGTGACCGTCAGCGTCGACGGCACCTCCGCGACCTCGCGCTGCACCGTTGGCACCGAGACCACCCGATTCTCTTCGAGGATGTCGGCGCACACGTCCAACACGTCAGCATCTCTCCGAAGCCTCTGCGCCTTGTCGCGCAGGTACGCGATCGTCTCTATCGTCGGCCGTCGTCGCAGTTCCATTGATCCCCCCGTCTCAGGCTTCGCCACCCATCATCCGCAGTAGCCACCCCACGCGCTCTATCGTCGCACGCACCCGGCGCTCGTGCAAGCGGCACCCTGGCTTGCCACTCTTGGCACCCGCCGTCGAGCACGAGTAGCAGCGCCATGGGTGAGCCGGTAGCGCCTCGTGGCACTCCGCGAGCTTCGCTGCTCCCTGGCGAGCGTTGACCACCAGGTCTGCGCTGGCCCGTCGACCGCACGTCTGCATCATGCCCCGGCACCCTTCTGTGCTCACGACCTCCGGCTTGAACCGCGACTCGACCCAAGCTGTGGCCACACACTCCACCGGATGCACCCCCACCGCCTCGCACTCGCGAGCCACGATCGCGCCACGGTACAACCGCTGGGGTAGCGACGGCGCGCCGGGCTCGTAGAGGAGAAGCGAGAGGAGCAGCGCGGCGGTCATCGTCACTTCCTCCGCAGCCGCGATACGAACGCGGCGTAGTCATCGTCCGATCGGTTCGACAGATTCGACCGGCGCCAGTAGTGCGCGGTCCCGTCTCCGAAGTACCGCCAGCCCATGTCGCGATCCTTCGACCCAGCCTTGCCACGTACCTTGTCCCTCGGGTCGTCCACGTGCCCAGGGTCGGTGGCGTCCAGAAGTGCCTCGTGGGCCTTCCGCCGTAGCTGGCGAGACGTGACCCGCTTCCCGTCGTCGGGGTGCGCTCCCGTGGCGTTGGCGTGGACGGCGACGCGCTTGCGCGAACGGCTCATGGCTTGACCTCGTAGCTGTCAAGCCACTGCTTCGACGTCCATGCGTGCGAGCTACCCGTCTCGGCAAGCAGCCACCTACGCGCCGCACGTTCCGCGTGCTTCCCGTAAAAGCACCGCTGGCGACCATCCGGTAGGCTGGCTCTGTAGCCGGGTCGCCACCCTTGCCCGTAGTGGACGTCGAGTAGTGGAACACGTCGCGCGGTGGTCATGGCTTCCTCGGTGGCGGCGGGGGAGGCGACGGACGGTTGCCAGGCGCCGGCCCGTTCCTTCCCATCCACAGCGGCCACTTCCACCGGCCACGAAGATTCGGCTCCGGCTCGTCGCACTCACGCTTCACCGTGTTCGGCGGGCCAGCGGGCTTCGTCCCCATGTGCAGATCGATGTTCGCGAGCGTCTGGTCGCCGTGGTACAAGTGGCGCGTCCGCTCCAGATGTGCCATGCACCGGTCAACGTCGGCCAGCACCTCGTCGAGCTTCCGCTTCTGCTCTGGCGTCATGATCCGTCGTTCGCCCTCCAACACCCCCAGCAGCGCGTCCGCCACCGCCAGGTCGCGCGCCGGTAGCAGCGCGGGGTCGTGGACGTTCACCCGAAGCGTCAGCGCGGCGGTGTAGCGGGCAACCAGGGCGTTCCACTCGTCGCGGGTCATGGACGCACCGCCTTTCGCCGCTTGCCTGTGTCTGTCAGCGTGAAGCTACCCATGCACCCGCAACCGCACCCGTCGACCCACCCTCGCCGTATCAGCGCGTTCATCTTCGCCAGCGCCACCTTCAGCGGCGTCCCCGTTGGCATCGCGTGCAGCACGCTGTTGTCGTAGACCGGTTCGCTGTACGTGGCCGTCGCGTGCTCAGTGATGAACATCAGCACGGGGTCGTCTGGTACGTGCTTCGCCTGCATCCCCTTGGCGTTGCTCATGCTCGCACCGACTTCCGTACGGAATGCCTGCGAACCCACTCGTCGCTCTGCACGCGACGCAGCTTCATCAACGCTTCGATCCCCACGTGGCGCAAGAGCACCGCCACAACGCGGATCGGCAGGAACGCCAGCGGCCACGCGTCGGTCAGCGCCATGAGCCCGTCGCCAGCCCGCCACGCTCCACCCGCCGTGCGGATGGCTTCCACGCGGCCGGAGCTCGCTTCGTCCCACCCGCACACGTACCGCATGTCGAGAAAGTCCTTCCTCACGCACCACCTCCCACGCTCTCGACACTTCCCGCAAGCCACGCCAGATCCCCGCGCATCCCCCTCCCGATCGCCACCTGCACCGCCGCCCGCGTGAACGCCCCGCGCAGCATCGCCTCGCGGGCCCGCTCGTGCGCCGGCTCCCCAGCCACCCCCGTCACCACGAACTCCAACCCCACCCCGCAGCGCGTGCAGACCGCCGCGTACCGGTGGCCGTGACGACCAGCGGGCCCCTGGTCGAACACGCGCAGGGTCGACTGGCAGTGCTGGCACGTCGCGAGCGTCGAGACGGTGGCGGGGGTTATCTGCACGTCGCCCATGACCGCACCACTTCGATGATCGCGTCCAGCAGGTCAGGCGTCCCAGCGCATAGCACGATGAGCGCGAACAGCAAGATCGCCTGCCACCATGGCCACGCAACTTCGATGTCGTTTCGATCGTCCACGATCATCCCCTACAGCGCCGCGAGGTCGTCCGCGTCGGGCGCCTCGTCGCTGTCGTCTGCGATCCGTTCCTCGTGCCTCGCGATGCACACCACACGCCCGTCCGGCTCCGCTCGCAGCGTCATCCGGTCGCAGTCGAACTCGATATGCTGGTTCACCGTGTCAGCAGGAGCCCACCACGCGCGATCGCACTCTGGACCGTCGCACTCGCACGTGCACGCCAGCTTGCGGGTCGCCAGTGCTTCAGCCTTCGCCCGTTCCTTCTTGTTACCGTTCATCGCTGGCCACCCCTCAGCCGCTTGCGCTCGGCTCGTAGCACCCACCGCTGGTCGTCGGTGGCGTTGTTGAAGCGCGCCGCATCGACGACACCCTCGACCCACAGCCAGCCGGCGCGCTCCATCCGGTCAACGGCGTTCGCCACGTCAACCGGTCGCGCAATCTCGCACGCCCGCTGTACCTTGTCGCTCGGCGCACACGTCGTCAGCACGCCCGATGGAGACAGCCACCCCGTCATCGTCACCCCCTAAAACGGTCCACCCATCGATCACCACACACCCCACTGCCGCCAGACGTGCACGCCCAGCGCCACGAGCCCGATCGCACACGCGCCCACCGCCAAGACGCCAGCGTAGCCCGTCCACTCGGCCATCAGCGGATCGTACATCATCAACTACCTCCCACGGGCTGCCCGCCGATCGGTGCGCAGTAGCGCTCGCCACGGGAGCATAGCCCGCACTGCGTCTTGCCGTTCTTGGCCGTCCGTCCGCACGAGCAGCGCGTCTGCGACAACCGCACGGTGGCCGGTGCGTCGACCGGTGGCATGATGCGCCGAACGTCACGCGGCAGCCACCGCGACACCTCGACCATCAAGAACACCAGCCCGATCGCCGCGAGGAAGATCGCCAGCCCGATCGCCACGCCCGTCAACGTCGCCAGCGCAGGATTGCCACTACAGCCCATCACGCCCTCGCCAACACGCGAGCGACCTCGCGGCCCAGCGCCGTCAACGTCCAGCGGTCCATCAGCGGCTTGCCGACGTCGTGCGGCAGCGGGTCAACCGACTGCACCAGCGCATTGACGCCTGGCGCTTGGAACGCCTGCCAATCCTCCAACACCGACCACGTGGCTTGGAACGCCCGCGCCTTCTCGTTCTCCAGTCCGCTGACGCCCACACGGTTGAAGTC